CTACGAACATATTAACCAAAAAGTTGAAAAAATGTGTCAGCAATCTGAAGATTTTTCAGTTCGCGTACCACAAGTCATGCAGCGCCGCATCTATATGATAGCGAAACAAAACCCTCTCAACAATGCCAAAGAAATGAAAGAAATGGAGCGTATGGTGACTGAAAAACCCATCGCATTTTTTGAATCTTGGACACAAATGGCTTGGCAAGCGCTCGTTGCGCAGCAAAATATTGGGCAATTAATGTTTTCAAACTGTATGAAGTTAAGCTTGGGTCAACCGATTTCATTGGAAAACTTCTTTTATGCGGTTAATCAAGAAGCGCTCCATGTATTGGAAAAAGGGATGCACCCTATCTATAGCCGCGTGGCAGCCAATGCCAAACGTTTAAGCTAATTTTTACTTTTTTCAACCAAACCCAATAATTTTTTTATTGGGTTTTTTTATTTTTATAGGTTTTTATGTCAAAAAAACTGGTACGCCCAGCGGGAAACAAATTAAACGTGTAAACTATTGATAATAAATGGTTTTGTTAATTTGATTTTTGATAATACCGTATTTGATACCGTATTGATTATTTTTTAATGATAAATAGGCACTAAGTTATAGCGCCTATCATATTTGAAATTTGACAGAATTTAAAGCGGTTTTTAATTATCCACAGCAGCCCAGCGCAAATTACCTGCTACGCGGCGCATCCAACCACGACCAAACACGTTAAACGTGCGGATATTACAAAAAAACTCGATGCGTTCAGCGTTGAATTTAAATAGCACATCGTTTTTATCCATCGCATTAACTGCGCTGATTGTCACATTGCCGATGATACCGTCATCAGCCACACCTACAGCACGTTGTAGCATTTTGACTGCGTTACGGTTGCCATGATTGTACGCTGCATCAACTAACTGCCATGCAATAGCACGGTCTAGTTTATCACCCTGAATAGCTTGCCAATATAGCTTATCAGCAATCTGCTGTGCCGTGGCTTTGGGTAACTGGCGCATAGCACCAGTGTAGCCATATTGACGTGCGACTGCCTTAGTGACGCCCCACATTGTTTCGCCACCCGGGTCGGCAGGGTTGTTTGCATAGCCGCCTTCGTGTTTCATAAGCCGGTCAAATAGTGTGTCAAAAATTGCCATTGTTTTCTCCATAAAAAAACCGCCTAGTTGGCGGCTTGACGTCTATTATTAATTAAATTCTGCCCATACCAACACGCCAGCCCTATGACGTGACACAGCATACCAATAATTAATGCCCACCACGCTTTATCACTAACGCAGCCAGCCGATAAATCCCAAAAAAATACGAAAAACGAAAGTCCGCACGCTCCGACAAACAGCAATGCCCAATCAGCACCTAATTGCGTGGTATTAATGCGCTTGCAAACACGCGCTTGCATGGCAATAACAAACAATAAGGCAGATAGCGCACAGCCTAGCACCTTGATAAACTCAAGCATGGGTGATGTGATATACAGATACGCGAACAACGCGACAATCAGCATGAGCGCAAATAATGCACCTTGTTTTGTGACGATGAATTTCACTGCACGTCCTCCTCTTTAATACCCATTGCACCACGCAACTTTTTAGACATCATTTCTGGCAGTAATGCGACCAATGTTGCTACCACCGTTTGCCCAGACGCTGCCAAAAATGCAGCTACAGCGGCAAGCTCGATACCTGGTATTTCCATTTTGGCTACTTTGATAGATAGCAGAGATAAAAAAACGCCGCTAATTATAGCGGCGCTTAGTTTGATTTTTCCTTTACTGACACCTAGTTTGTCGTCAATGTGATTATCAGAGTAATAGCAGTAGCAAGTACCGACGATTACACCGAGTGCAAACAGCCCCCACATTGCCAAGGCTGTTACTGTTAAGTCCTTTGGCATTTACGCCCCCTTGAAAGTAAAAACCCAAGATTTGTGGTCTTGGGTTAAATAGTCTCTAAAAATGCTTTGACTTTATCACCGTACAATTTATGACCGTTGTCGTTAGGGTGTAGTCCATCAGCTTCATACCCCACTGCTTTAAAGTAGTAGTCGTTTGCGGTGGCGTTCCAAGGATGCAGATTACTAATATGCAACATATCAAGACAGGGTAACGAGTAGTAATCAGCGTATTTTTTGATAAGCTGTGCCAATTCATCAAGCGTGTAATTGACGACATTTTTAACACCACCAAATGCGTCTGCGCGCGGAAGTGGCGTAAACAAAACGATTTTTTTCGTGGGAAATTTAGCAATTAATTTTTGCAGACAGATATTGATACACGCACTAATTGTTGCGCTTGTGTCTGTGTCTAAAAATGCGCCTAAGTCTTTAGTTGATATCCCCCAGTCGTTAGTACCAAATGCCACGCTGATAATATCAATATCGGTCTCTGTGATTGTGTCGGCGACATTAAAACGCCCATAATACCCAGTTCCACTTTGACCATAGTTGTAAACTATCAGATTGTTTACGCTATCTTTGACATAATCATGGTAGTTTTTATTAGTGCGAAAATTATGCTCTGTGATACTATCACCGATGACGCACCACTTTTTATTGTCCAGTCGGGATATTTGAGTGACTGTACTTGCTACCTTCAATCCGTTGATTGCGATAACTTTGTTAGCCGTCGATTGGTCTAATAATTTAACTGATAAACCTTGTGTGATATCTAAATCGGTTTGATTTTTAATGCTAAAAAAAATCATCTTAGCATCGGTAGGTGTTGTAAAAATACGCTGATTTGGGTGATCAACATTATCCCAATCCAGCGGCAAAATTCCGTTTGTCGCACCTGTAGCTATGTCCGCCTTGCTGCGATAAGTAACAGCAATATAAGTGTTATTTGTAATAGCATCTGCTTGCAAAACATAGGTTTGACCGCTCAAAACAGGTATAGCAGCTATTGTCCACCCGCTTGCACTACCGATACTTTTGCCATCACTTGATACATATACACCATCAACATTGTTTGATGTATTATAAAGCTCTACGTTAGCAGTAATTTTAACAGTCGGATTGTTGTAGCTTTGATACTGCCATATACCGTCAACTTTTTTATACAAACCGTTGTTTGCATCTATGTCATTGACAACAAGTGCATACGCACCGTCTGCAAGTGTTGTATCTGCAATCAAAGCGGCTTTAGTGGCAAAAGCCGTCGAACCAACCAACGCCCCCGTCTTTAAATCGCCCAAAAGAGAGTTAATCTCATCATCAACATAGGCTTTATCAGCTAATCCTGCAGTAGCTTCATTTATGGCTAATTTTGCTGCATTACTTACAGGCTTATCAATATCGGCGGTATTATCAACATTCCCAAGTCCTACTTGTGCTTTAGTAACCCCGTGAGGGTTATCGGTTTTTGCAACATGACTAGATAGTGACTCGCTGACATCTTGAATACTTTTGTTAAGTGCATCTTTTTCAGACGCTGAAATCCAAGATTCGACATATGCGATATCTTCAACTAACACGCCGTTGCGATCTAGCACGCGCACGCGGTACGCACCTTCTAAAAAAATAGCTGCTGAGCCGATACTATCTAAAACAACAGGATTGGTATTAACTGCATTTTTACTTACATCTGTGTAAGTAGGTTTTGCAGTTGTGGTACCGACTTGATACGTATATACAGTGCCGCCACATAGCGGCTTGCCACATTTATCAAAAAAACGAGTGCGAGCGGAGTGCAAAGCTGTTGCCATAATTTTTCCTTAGATAATAAAAAACCACCGCTAGGGTGGTTTGTTGGGTGGTTTGGTATTACTTGGCAGTATTGGCGCCGCCAATAACACCGAGTTTGGTCAGTATGTCGATGAGTTTCTTTTCTTCTTCGCCGTACAAGATATTGTCTAACATATCATTTGACGCTTTTGCGTCACTGGCTACCGAACCTTTTAACGCACGGTTAACTTTTACACTGTCCTGCACGTCTTTGAGCGGCGATAGCGCAAGGCGAACACCAGGGCGATTCAAGATATTACCTAAGAAGTTCATCGCAGCGGATGCCGTGTTTGAGTTGTTGATATTACTCTGTATAGGCTGAGTAATCAGATAGTGCATTGCCGAGCCAATATCTTTTAGCTTTGCCACTTCCTCAGGGGAAAACAAGATATTCAGTCGTCTATCACCGATTTGCTTTAACGCTGTAGCCATATTTTTGGGACTTGCTTGTCCATTTAAACTACTAAAAGTTTTATCATAGATATACTTGGCAACTTGCCCGCGAATGTCATTGACCGCTTGAGCGTCAACGCTACGCAGTAATTTCACCGTGTTTTCAAGTTCAGCCACATTGCCACCTAAGATATGCTGATTAAATAACTTGTCAGGCTGCTCACCTTTTACGGTAGCTTTTAGCAGCGGATTGGCTTCAATTTGCTCAACGCGCATTTTGTGAGCCGTGCGAGCAAGGTTATATATTTGAGCCGCGTCATTGTTGCCTTGGATCAATAAGCCCTGCATGGCTTGCTCTTGCCGCTTGGTCAGTGCGTCACGCACCACACCGATAGCATGAGTCGTACTGGTAGGTTGCCCATTTTGCAGACTTGCCTTATGCTCACGGTTTAGGATTTTGATAAATTCTTCAGATTTTCCCAGTGTGAATTTATCGGGGTTGTCTGCCACGTCCTTCATCAATTTATGGATGTTTTGCGGTAGGCTTGACATGGCGTAATCTGCATCAAGGCGCGTAATCGCGTCATTGGCAAATCCTGCGCCGTCTAGTAGCACATCATTACCCTGCGCTGATTTAGCCGCGTCATACATTTGCCCGACTTGCTGCTTCATGGTGGCGTTGTGATTGTCTAGTGCGTCAACGGCTTTACTCATCGCACCGTATTGGTCAATGGCTTGACCGTCTGTCTTGGTCACAAAATCATCCATAAGGGTAGATAGCTTTTCATTGTCTTGGATAAGTTTGTCGCGCAATGGGTCGCCCGCACCGTGGATTTTGGCAAGTTCAGCTTGTTTGTTCCATAGCTTAGGGTCGCCTGTAAGCTGCGCTTTAGTAGGGGTAATACCAAGTCTATCAAACACCACTTTACGCGCTACCGCCTCTTTATTGACCGCCTTGCCAGACTTCAACGCTGCGCCAACATCTTTACGCAAACCGCGCAAAATATCATCGGATAAATCACCCATGCGAATATTGCGAGAAGTTAGCGCAATCTCAATTTGGTCGTCAATCGTTGCCCCCAGTCTAGCAGACGCACGGCTTGACGCATTGGGCGATAGCTTAGTGCTTAATTTAGCAATGCCTTTACCGATTGGATGGGCAATTACCCCACCGATGGCACCGCCTGCCGCTGCATACTGAGTATTTTTCAATCGCTCATCTGCGTCTTTGGCAAACATCACCCCGCCTGCAGCTGCACCCGATAACGCATTTTGACCAGTAACGCCTGCGGCTTGCACCACTCTACCCGCTTTCGTTGCGGCATTGACGCTTTGATAGCCTTTGGCAAATGCCGCGGCTGGCAAAGTAGCAACCGTCTGACCGACAAACCGCCCTACATTGGTTCCCGCGCCCGATTGCTCACGCGCTTTTTCATAAAAGGCTTTCTCATCGGCTTTTTCTTTGGTAAATTTTTCGTAGTCATTACCGCCAGTAACACCGTCTTTTAAGTACAGGGCGCCTTGCTTGATACCGCTAAATACATCATCCATGCCTGCGCCAACGTCTGCCAAAAATGACGGTTTCTCATACTTCGGCTGTTCAGGCTGCTTGACCGTGACAGTGATATTTAACCCTAATTGCTGGGCGATATCGCCTTCGGTGTAGCCGTCTTTTTTCGCCATAGTAAAGCGGTTTTTATACTTTGGGCTATTTTTCAAGTGGGCAAAAATCTCTGCGTCACTATAGCCGTCTTTGCGTGCCATGTTGATTTTGGCTTGGGTTTCTTTAGAGATTGCCATGTGGTTTCCTTGGGCGATAAAAAACCCCAATCTTTCGACTGAGGTTTTGTAGGTTAAAAGTTAATACTAACAACGATAAGGCAATAAATACCGATCATCTACGCCTAAATCAAATTGATTGTTAAATCCAATAGCAAGTGATTTGGCGCTCCAAAAATGCTCAAAAGTATGTGACCACAAACTTGGGTTAAGTGCTTTTATCGGTTGCTCAATCGTTTTATAAAACGACACCATCAAAAAGTTATGAGTCACCAAGGCTTTTAGGTTAGTTAAAGCATAGGCATCTAATGGGTGGCTTGCTCTACCTGCCACCAACATCAAACTATGCACATAAGCTACGGCTCTTGGCAAATCTTCAAGCGGTATTTGGTCAATGCTATCAACACCCATGAATTGATGCACCATTTTGTAAGCATCACTGTAATTTAATGATGACTTAGCCACCAAAACATTAACTGCATCTTTTAATGGTACACGGTCAGCAACGGTAGTTTTCGGTTTTGGCTCGGTTTTTTCAACTTTGGTTAAAACTGGCTGACCGACTTCTTTATCCAGTAAGTCCAAAACCCATTTGCGAAATTGTTTTGCTACTTCTGTTTTGGCAAACATTGCTAACAAATGGCAACCGCGCAATGAGAAAAGGCGCACAGACATAGTAACTTTGCCTGTTTTCCTAACGACGCCCATTTTGACCGTCGTTGTCATATGGCTTGTAAATTCATCTTTATTGCGGTTATATATTTTTGAAACGCTATCGGTTTCAGCATATCCTAGTGCTTTTGCAAGTTCGGTAGAAGTTAACCAAATCTGCCCATCATTTTGAGCAACTGGGCTAAACGTGACATCATTAAAAGATAATGCTAAACTTGACATGGAATATTCTCCAATATGTCGGTGATTGTTCTAAGCCCTTTGCAAAACTTTCCACGGAGATGTAAGGGGCTTTTAGTTTCTGACACTAACTGCGTATCATTGACACTATAATATTATCATACTATAATGATGTCAAATAAAATCTTTAAGGAAATAAAAATGCAGTTTGAGAAAGCCCCAAATCACGGTCGAACTTTAACGCAAGATGACTGGAAGCGCACCCAAATTCGTATGCCTCAAGATTTATACGCAGATTTAATGCAATATGCTGAAAAAAATAATATATCCTTGAACTCTGCTATGATTGAGTTAATGGACAAGGGTCTCGAACAATCAGCAATGCAAGAGCCATCATTAAGAGATGAAATAGTCGAATTACACAGACAGTCAAGAGAAATTCTAGAAACGCTCAAGCTTTTAAAAGAAAAACCCACTGCTTGAGTGGGTTTATTTGTTAATTAAACTTCTTGCATACAGTATCATTTACAAACTCACCTATTGTACCTGGATAAGTCGGCGAAAAATCATTTTGGGATAATAACGAGATATTCGCCTTATCACTCCAAATTTGCTCATCCTTGCTATCATATCGTACTGCGGCTCTTGTAAAATGTGCTTTTGGGTCACAGGTTACATAGTAGTTTATGACTGTTCGTGCGATACCATCATTTCTCTGTTTTGAACCTTTTTTATATTCTTCTTTTAAAAATACAGAATGCACAGGCGTTTGGTAAGAGCCAACTAGATGCAAATTAATTTTTTCCAGAGAATCTACATCCATATAGGTTACTGTCTTTTTCTGAATAGAGTCGTTTATTTCAACCCAATTCGCACCAACCGCCACACTTGTCATCAGCAAGCCAAAAATCGCTACCGCTAACCGTTTCATCATTCAACTCCTTATCTAAGTCGGATTTTCACTATACCCGACCTAGCAAGAATTAAGCAACAATTATCCGCCACCTTTCATCAAGTCCGCCACGTTAAATTTGCCAATGCCTTGCTGAGATTGCACTGGCGGCTGCGCTTGTAAATCTGATACCTTAAACTGTCCTATCGGCTGTGGCGTCTGCTGCTTCATTAAGTCTGCCACATTAAATTTGCCCAATGGTTGCGGCTTTTGTGGCGCCTGTTTCATCAAATCAGCGACATTAAAACGACCAAGTGGCTGCGGTGCAGCTTGCCCGCCGCTTTGGGGTGTATAACCTTTATCGCCAAGCATACCTGCGAGAGAAGATAGATAATTTCTTCGGCGCGCATCGTGTTTTTGCCAGTTAAAAGGTACTCGTCCACCACCTTTACCGCGTATCGTATTTTGCCCATACGCCCAAACAATATAATTCCTGCCCAATTCTTGAGCGAACTGTTCAGGGCTGCCGTTTGGATTATTCAAAAAGTTGCGTAATTTTCCTTTGTAACCCGTCAACATTTCACGAACAGAAAACGCCGCTTGTGCGTTTAGGTTGGCTTGGCTTTGCTGACCTAATACACCTGCATTTCGCATGGCGTTGAGCACTTGAGTATCACGCCCTTGATTCCACGACAACATACCGACATTGCGGATAATGTTGCCATTTTTATCCCTCGCTGGGTCGGGATGCGTGCCAAACAAAGTATTTGGGTTAAAACTATTTTCGCGCCCCACTTCAGCCGTGATTGCCATCGCTTGATTATGTGACAACCCTGCATTGCGATAGGCTTTATACACTCCTACATTAATTGGCGTACCATCATTTAGTTTGGCTACCATAATTTAAAATCCATAAGCTGATAACGGTGGTCTTGGTTTGCCGCTTGGCGTTTTGGGCGCTGCGATACTTTCAGGTGGGGCAGACGCGGCAGGATAAATCGGGGCTTCTTTGCCGTAGTTTGAGTAAACTTCTTCCACTTTGCCTTGTTCTAAAGCCACTGTTTTTTGCGCTACTCGTTTTAATTCAGCCAGTGCATTAGACACGGCTCGGTTATCCGTCAATGGTGTTGATAAGATTACCTTGGCGGCGCGCTGTGCATCGCCTTCAGTCTGAGTGCCTTTCGCCATTTGCAATACTTCATTGACCATACCTTTGATGTTTGAATTCAAACGCTCATAAGCCAAGCTACTTTCATTGCTATTGCCTGTTAAATTTCTTGCAACATTGCCCGCATTGCCTAGCAACCCAAGACTTAATTTACCCCCTTGTTTTGGGTCAAGGTCTTTGATTGATTGCTCGATTTTATCAATCGTATTTTGTGAGCTTTGAATTCTATCCCGTGATGTAGAAACTAGATTCAAGGCACTTGCAGGCATGGGTTTGTTGCCGATGCCATTACCCAATGACGTAGCTTGCTGTCCAGTTTTAGGGTCAATAAAAGCGTCTGCCGTACCGTCAGGGTAAACGGTATAAACCAAACCGTTGATTAGCTGCTGCTTACCTTGTTTTTTGGCGGCTTCAATCTCTTTTTCCGTGCGATAGGTGGCTTGATTGGCGGTATATTTAGTGCCTTCAAGCGAATTATCGCTTGAGTACATCGTACCTTTTAGGCTGTTATCGCTACTATACATACTTGCCTGCGTAGTGCGGATATTGTTATTCGCTGACGTAGTATTATCGCGAACATTGTTATTGGTCGATGTCTCGTTATTCAACACATTATCAGCCGTGGGAAGAATATATTTCGGGTCTTGAGCGCCCCTATATATTGCCATTGCATATTCTCGTGCCAACTTGAGGTCGCTTGGCAAATTATTGATAAAGCCTACCTGCTGGTTGTAAGTGGCTTCATCAATCTCCCCACGGCTTTTTTGCATTTCAAGCCGAGCAAGCCCCGCATTTTTGCCGCCCTCGAGCACCGAACCCCAAACCATGCTGTTTAGCTTAGCGTTTTGGTCGATGTCCATCCCTTTCGTTTCAGCGCTGATTTTTCCTTTTTCAGCATCAATTTTACCCGACTCTGATTTTAATTTACCGGTCTCTGCGTCTGTTTTACCCAAATCTGAATAAAACTTCAAACCATCTCGCACCGATTTAACTTCAGCCGCTCGATTATCGTTGTACTGCTGCATAAGCTGTGGGGCAAATAGCTTGTGCTTTTGAGCAAATGCTTTTTCTTCCTCAGGCGTATCAAGCTGATTCATGTCGTTAATTTGACGAGCAAGCAGTAATTTACCAAACGCACCGCCAAGCTCGCCCAACATATTCATGTTATTAGCTTGCTGAGTCTGGGCATTAATCGCCCCGTTGGTGATGATACTAGGGTCTAACATAACTCACCTCAAATTACTGGATTCATAAATTTAACTGCCGTGCCCGCCAAACCAAGCAACGACCCAAAACCATTAGCGACACTATTACCCGCTGCAATTGTGCCTGCCGCTTGTGAGTTGGCGCCTTGCATGGTGTTGTTTGCAATCGCTTGCGCGGTTTGTGTGCCTGCGCTACCTGTTTGCGCTGCCGCATTTTGCCCAATGCCTACCAAATTAGACAAGCGGTTGTATTGGTTGGTTTGGTCAGCATTAAATCGATTATAAGCATTTTGATACTCTTGGCTCGCTGACTCTTGACCATAGTTTTGCAGGGCTTTAAGCGTTGCCCCCGACAACAAACCGCCTTGTGACGCTGCGCTACCTTGAATGGCGTTATTGCCTTGATTGACGCGAAATTGGTAACTAGGGTCATCATAAATATCTTGACCTGAATAGGTTTGATTAAAAAAACCATTAGGCTGCATTTTGCCCATTAACTGCGCCAGTGCATCACTGCCAGCCGTGCGATAGGGGTTTAAATCACCACGCACCTGCTCAAACATATCTTTTTGAATTTGGCTTGATTTCTCTGCCGCCTTTGCTTGAATATTTGCCGCATTTTTCGCGGCTTTCGCTTGTTGATTTGCCCCAGTGATTGAGCCGATGGCTTTACCGACAAATGACATGTTAACTCCCTAATTTTTTAAACATAATGGTTTCGATGGGCACAAAGCCTTTTTTGTACCACATCAATGCGCGGTCATTTGGATCAAGATTTGCAAGTGTCCAAAAACTTGCCTTCTGTGCAATGTACTCTTGGCTAAAGTGTAGTAGCTTGGTCGAGTGTCTGCGGTGTTCAGGCAATACAAAGATAGCGTCCGTATGCGCTTGGTTGTAGCCCTTGTGCCTTGCCATTGGCGAAATAACTACCCAGTGAAATCCTATCGCTGTGCCGCTATCACGCATGACCAAGCAATGCAGCAAGTCATTGTTGTCTAGCTCATTATATGTGTCATGGTCAAAATCCAGCGGCAATCCAGTAATATCGGCTTCCACCAACGAAAACACCTGTTCACATAGCGGCATAAGCTCATCAATGCAGTCCGCCCATTTTTCGCGGTCAATGGTTATCATACTGACTGTTCCATGATTGATAGCGTGGCATTGGCGCCTTGCCCAACAAGCACCACTTGCATACCTTCAGTGAGTACATGGTTGATGACTTCAGGGCAAAGATAACCTTCATTGGTGCCCAGTGTTTTTTTAACCAAGCGATTAGACGCTTGCACTGAGCCACTGGCAGGGACTAAATACACCTCAATGCTGATCGGGCTTGCTGTGGCGTTGTGGAATGTTAATGCGCGAATTTGTGCAACTGACAGCCCGGGCACGACATAAGCAATATTATTATCCGCAACTAGACTTTGTGGTTTAAATGGGTTTAGGTATCGAATCATGGGGCAATAATCTCACTGGTCGGCATAGCGACCATATCAAAAGGAGGTGATGGGTTTACAGATACAGCAACCATCGGCATAGTTTCAGCTTGCATAACGGGCAATGCTACTGTATCGAACTGGGTATTAGACATATTTAGCAACATTTGCCCTGTTAGCGACTGTGTTGGCAGTTGACTTGATAGCTGCAATAAAGTGAGCAAGTCCGCCAAATCGCCTGTGTTGAGCATCGATGCAAGACGCTCAAAGAATCGCACCCAAGTTGGGTTCATCACGCCATTGCTATACATCGGCTCAATAATTGGCACTTGCGATACGCGGGGAATTTGTGGCATTTATCTCACCTTTGCTTTTGCGCCCAATAAAATTAATCTTGCTGCATCAGTCATGCGCACCCGAAATACACGGTTAAACGATTGACCAAGACGGCGAAAAATCAGCCGTTTTTTGTACTCACCAATACCACCCAAGCTTTCTTGTCTATCGTTTGACCAGGTGCGCCCTTTGTCATCTGACCAATCGAACATGATTAGCGGCTTGGCATTGTCATCCTGCCCCACTTGGGCAATGATTTCGACTTCATCAAAAACAAGGCGCTGCCCCTGTGGGTTTAGGCATGGCGTCACCCGCTCACGCATGATTAAGCTACCATTATCTGTTTGGCAGTTTGGGCATAATCGATACACCAAGCCATTAGCGCGGTCACCCACCAAATGCTCACCCTCAAAAAAACAATGGCTGTTAGCGCGGTGATGTTCGTGGCTAAAGGTTTGGGTGTTGTAAAAACTTCGCTCATGCCACATTTGCACTGACGCGTCATACACCCATGTTTTTTGAGCGGTGGGGAAGCTAATCACATAAAAATTATGCCCCTCGCGCTGATAGCTAAACGCATAGGCGTCATCAATCTGCGCGTAACTGGCAAGCTCATTTTCAATAGCATGGTTGCTAATACGGCTGACTTGATAGCCTTGCGTCATCACAATTTGCGCGTTACCGTGTTCAGTTTGTGACAGCCAAATCAAGCTACTACCAAACGCACTAACGGAGTCTTTAGCCGCGCAGCCTACTGGGATATAGGCGCCCGATGTACGCTGATAGGGCAAGTCCTGCGAGCCTGTGCTATTCCAAATTTCAGTGGTTTTTACACCGATTAACCATAATTGCCCGTTACTTGCAATCACGCGCACTAGGTTATCGCTTTGCGCTTCAGCGGTGGCGTAATTTAGCGCGGTTGTCGTGGTGCTTAATAAGTTTGACCATTGTATTTTGCCGCTATTGGGTACCGACCAAACAAACCGAGAGTCTAAAAACGTCACCGATGACGCACCAAAAAAGCCAGTGTCATCATTAATCAGTAGCTTGGTCAAACTGTTATCCGCCATTTTGTAGCGGTAGGCATCATTACCCACAATCATCACTTGCACACTGTCATCAGCAAACGTCACTAAGTCAGTGCCGCTAATCTCACCAATCTGCTGTGACGCGCCATTTTTGACAACGTACAATGCTGTGCCAGCCACCACTAAAAAGCGGTCAGGCAAGGTATAAAGCCCACGGATTGCGCCTGTAAACTCATATCGTTTATATAGTCCTTCGGTGGGCAACAATGCGCTTACTGACTGCGTATTGCCACTTTCAATGACCTGTGGATATAGATTAAGTGTGCGCTGGCAGTCAATCGCCCAATCTTGCAAGTGATAAGACTGCCCTACAATGGGGATATCAATAAGTGCAGTCACGATTACCTACTCCAATATTAATTGAGTTTTTGACATATAACGGGGTGATATTTGAGCGTTTGAGCAAGTTAATAGCATTGCGCTGATTGACCACCAACGCGCTCGCTGGCTCAACACCAAACATTGGGGCAATTTCAATGGCCAAGGTCAGTTTTAAAGCCCGCTCATACTGCTTTGGCAAGTGCAATTCATCGTGTGGGCATAGGTCAAATGGCAAGGTAAACGCCTTGATTTTAAGCTCACCGCCATCGGTATCAACGATAAATGACCAATTAGGGTTATCGACTTGGTAAGTCACACCAGCGTATTTGCTGTCATTGATGTCACGCACTAGGGTAATTAGCTTATCATCAAGCCAAGCTTTGTCCGAGATACTGGCGATTTCTGCGGTAACATCGGGACGAGCAAGCAGCTCACCACAGCACGTTAATTCATACTCACAGCAATCACCCTCAATCTTACCTACAAGGTAAGTATTGCGACCTTTTGACAGTGGAATAGTGATTGTGGTGGCTTTGTGGACATACAGCTTGTGCGTAGCCCACTGGCTTAAAATATCTTGCAAGGCTTCAATCGCGTCAGCAACTTCTTCGCCGCTGGCATTTTCACCGGCTGCTAACACGCCAAGTTGCTTTAACGCGGCTGATACGATTTTGCTGACGTTCATGGATTATTCCGATTCAATCACTAATTTTAAAAGGGTGTCTTTGCTGTCACGGCTGCCAAACTCAATGTTACGCTCAGTCAAAATCGCTTTGAGTTCATCGGATTGCATATCTTTAAGCTGATAGCCGCGTACTTCAGCTTCAAGCTCCGCAATCCGCGCCATAGCATTGGCATAGGCTTCGGGTAGTTCGTCATTCGCTACCGGCTCAATCACTTCACCTTCGGGCAAATCACCAAAATCCACTGCACCATGCTCACGCGCCTGCGCTTCTTCATCTTCATCTTGGACGATAATCATTTCATTGTTGATGGTATCGCCGATGTATAAGGCTTTGGGGTATTCAATTTCTTCCATTGGTTTTTACTCCACAATTTGCCAATCTTCGGCGAGTACATCGGTTTGACTAGCAAGCCAAGGCACAAGTTTGTTGTCAGCAGTTTTCATGTAGATAGCATCTAACACTGGAAGTTGGTCTTGTGAGTTGCCATCATTGCCAGTACCGAAAACTTCACTATTAACGTGGTAGTCAGTATCACGACCTTTAACCAATGACAAAAACATACCCTTGCCATTCCAACCGGCACGCGCCACGCGAGCGCCTTTTTTTAATATCTCTACCGCATCACCAAAGCTAAATGTCGCATCATCTGGAATCATCCAGTCCTGCGCTTCAATTTTGTTATCATCGCTTGGTGGTTGCAATCGATTATCATGGTCAGCCAGCGCCTTGTGCAGCCAAAACCCATATGGCGTCCACATTTTATTAAATGCGTTTTCATAGGCAAACTTTTCGCCAATTTTTTGGTCAAAGTTATTAGGGTCAACACACGCACTTTCACCAGTAAATGAAAATCCACTTTTGGTGGTGATGGTGCAGTGAGTGTTTGTTTCGCCAAATCGGTTATACTCGACTTTATCGATTTCACTTTCCAAAAATTCTTTGGTAAGTTTTCGCTCTGGCAAAGTTGCCACTAAAGCCATTGCAGTAATAACACCTAGTTTATGTCCGTAGTTTTTCATCGTTTATCTCTCAAATAAAACAGACGACCGAAGCCGCCTGTCATGGGTTAATGTGATTACTGCGTTACGCGGCTTGCATGGATACCACGTACAGTTTGGAAGCCATACAACACATCAATACGAGTACGCTCGATATCGTTGTTACCATCACCAAACGTCATTACACGCACGTTTACACCACTTGGCAGACGTGCGGTGTAACCTTCACAGCTTGCCAAGACTGGCAGTGGTGCAAATGCTGCGGTAAATGCGTCTTTGTGGAATACCAAGTTTTGTGGACCATTGACCGATACCACAGTGACAGCCGCACCATTGGCAGGTGAAGCAGTAACGGTTTTGTTTGGTGCGGTTGGGTTAATGGCTGGGTAGATGCTTACTGCGGTTGCAGAACCAACGGTAGCAGTCGCCTTGACCACAAATTGCTGCAATGTGCCCATATCAGCGCCGGTGAGCGGATGGACAGCGTTAACGCCTGCAATAGTAAACACAGTGCCGGCTACCAACGTGCCAGCGGTTGAAGCCGCCATAGTCAACGTGCTACCGCCTTGACTTGCACCTGACACGGTAATGCCTGCGGCTGTACCATTGGCAAAAACTGGAATGGATTGATGTTCAAAGATATCTTGACCAAACGCATTAGCCACGAAGCCGTCAATATAGGCTTTTTCACTGGTCTTGGTTGGGTTCCACATGCGTGATACTTCGCCACTTAACGCCACGTTAGCGGTACTGGTGATTAACGCATTGCGATCACCTTTTGGCGCAAGATACTGGTTTAACTTGGCACGTGCCAATGCCAATGCGTTAGATGGATTTGAGCCTGCCAAGTTCATCGCCACTTGGTTGGGTGTGCCAATCACGCCGCGCATCGTCAAATCAGCTTCAACGACAGACGCTAGGGTCTGCATTTGTGGGCGCAAGATACGGTCTTTAAAGTCAGTGATGTTTAGCAGTTTTTCTTTGGCACCAAACTGCAATGCAACATGCTTTTGGGTGTCAAGCGTCAAGTTGACTTTATCTTCTACTACGTCAGTGCCTGAGCCGCCGCCAGCAAACTGCGCACCATCAAACACTTTACCCGCAGTTGGGATTTTGATGGTGACGGTATCGCCTTTTTTGTAACCTTGTGTGTCGGTGCCAAATTCGTCTTGGCGTCCTTTGTTGATGTTTGCTAAAAACGGTGCTTCTTCTTCAAGCATTTTAGCGGCTTCACGCGCAATCATTTGGTGGGTTAAGATTTGATTTGCCATAAATTATCTGCCTTTTCGTTTTTGGGATTCTTGTCGATACCACTCATCATCGCTCATCTTGCTAGGGTCTTTAGCAACGGGCGCATTGGCGGTAACGGGTTTAATTGGTGGTGGAGCGGTTGGCACCTTAGCAGGTGCAGCATTTGATGGTTGTTTGCTTGCAATCATTTGCCCAATTTTGACCGCTGCTTGCACTGGGTTTAGCTGCGATAACTCGATGTATAAATCATCGTTTTGCAGTAATTCAGCGGCTAAATTCAGCGTGTCTTTGGCAGATAGTCCGAATTGGTCAAGCGTGACGGGTAGCGGTGGCAATGTATCAGCCTTCGCCATCAATCCATCTACATCAACGCCGCCATCTTTTAACTCACTGATAGCAGTTTCAAATTCGGCTTGTTGTTCGACCTGTGATTGCTGGGCTTTTTCAGCTTCAAGTTTGGCAAGTACACGCTGTTCAGCTTGGGCAACATAGTATTCTTGCTGCGCTTTTTGATACTCCGAATAATCGTCAAAATCTTCGATGTTCGGGGCGTCAGACGCTTTAGGCTCTGATTGCTTTTGCTCATACTCGGCTACTTTACGTTGTAGTTCGGCTTTTTCACGAGCGAGCTGCTGAATCCGCTTTTGTGAGCGGCTTTGCTTTTCAGTTTCCTGTTCTTGCTTGGCTTGTTCTGCCTTTTCTTCTTCGGTTTGTTCAACCGCTTCGGGTTCGGCTTGTGGCTGTTCGATATCCTGACTATCTGCGCTAGTATTTTCCGTGTCAGCTGTTGCCACGTTGTCAGTATCAATATTGTCCATCGTTTGCATTGGGTTGCTCCATATCATTGACCGATACGCTATCCCCAAACTGGTCAGATTCAGGGGCGAAGTTTTGAGCCATTTCTTCAGGCATTAAAAAACCCTGCTCAGATTCGGCAGGGTTCTCAATGTGTTCGCTTGGCATGGGTGGTGGCTCGTCCATCTCATGCTGCGGAGGTAATTCATGTTCGGGTAATTCTTGGTCGTATTCTTCGGTTTCCATCCATTCAGGTGGCACCATTTGTTCAACCGCTTGCAAGTTGCCCATGTGCTGCGTGAGTAGCGACACAACACCTTTAAGCTCCTCAACATCGGCTTTGCTTTCAGCGTTAATTTGTGCGACTCGGATGTCTTTTTCCGCTTGCAACTGGATTTTGACCAACTCAAGCTGTCTATCCGCATCTTTGTCATTGACCAAGCCTTGCAGCTGCTCGATTTCAGTAGTCATTTTTTGCACCAACTGGTCAAGCTGCATGATTTGCGCTTTGGCTTGTTCTGGGTCAATTTGCTGCTCTTTGCCTGTGAGCTGTGGCGGCATCGTTGACTTGATACGCTCCGCAATCTCTTTGGCATTAAGCAGTGGTGAGTTTTGCAGCAAGATATCACCGATTAAGCTAAATAGCTGCGGATTCATACTCAAAAGCTGCATCATCAGCGCAAAGTTTTGTTCGCGCTGCGTATTAAACGATGGTCCCGTGTCCATGCGTACGTCATAGCGACCAACTGTCACATCAGCCATCACACCTTTGGCGGTTTCTTCAAACAGTTTGACTTGCTCGCTTTCACCATCGACACCGACAATACGTCTAACCATCGGCACAGTGTAGAGTGCTTGATAAAGCCCAAGCAATATTTTTGCACCGTGACGGATTGACTTGTTTAAGTTGTCTTGTAGATGGAATTGAGCGGTTTCCGATTGACGTTGGCGCATACCGATTGCCACGCCTGACGTTTCATTGCCCTGACCGCCCATAACAGGTGCGTGCATATTGAGAATGTCAGTAATGCCTTGCTTGGCGCTTTCAGCCGCGTTTAGTACGCCCACTGGCGGTTGAGCTGCACCCATGCGAAATGGAGCAGGACGTTGGTCGCCAAGCTCATTAGCATAGTTATAATAAACAGCTGAATAGCTGCTAGGGTCTTTCCATTGTTCTTCATGTCCTGCCACGCCCTCGGCATCAACCACCAAAATATCATCTTGGTTCTTCTGCAAAATGTGCGCTTCGGTTGATTTCCAGTAGTTGAACAGTCGCTGTGGGTCTTTGGCAAAATGCACCAAGCTAAAGATATACCGCTTTTCCTGCACCCAAGTAACTTCACCATAGACAGGCACAATGGGGATATATCGACCAGGGAAGGTATTTTCTTCAAGCACTTTTGCGCCAGATACTTTGTACCACTTCACTTCTTTGCGCGTGGTTGGTCGTGTCGCTTGTAAAATACCCGCGTTTTTCAGGATATTTTCAGCTTCGCCATATTGTTCAGCCAACACAGATTTATAGTTTGCCGTGCCATCGCTCAGTAGCCAAAGTGTGTCTTTGACTTCTTCGAGTTTAAAGTATTCGACAATTCGCAATGTCTTATCACTGTCATCGTACCAGTCCGAATAGTTACTGCTTTCAAAGTCAACAGCCGCGTCATTGCCGTATTGCTGGGTGATATCGTCTTTACTGACCCAATCACCCACGATTGCCCACGTCATATCCGAACCATCTAGCGCACGGCTCAACGGGTCAATATAAACCGCATGGGGATTTTGCACCGGCATGAATTTTGGTTCTTGGTTGAATGATAATTCACTGACGTAATCGGTCACAAGGCGATAAAAACCAAGTCCACCATACACGGCATTTTCCGCTGCGGTGTCGTAAGCTGATTCTGCGTCCGTGGCTTCTTCGGTGTCTTTGATTAAGCCTTCAATGAGGTTCGCCTTGTCCGCGTCCGCTCCGTTATCGACAGGCACAACTTTAGCCTGTGGTCGGTTTTGGCGTTGGGTGTTAATTTGCTGACGGCAGTATGCGCGGCACATATTAAACTCAAGACTTGGCTTGCCGTCGTCTTTTCGTTTTTGCACTTCATGCAAGCCCCACTGTGCGCCTTCAACGGTGACAAATTCTTTGTCTTCAACGCCACGCTGATAGTTTTCTTGCCAATAATCTTCGGCTTGTTTCAAGCGCGTTTTGATTTCGTCTAATATTTTATCGCTCATTAACTCATCCAACTCTTTTTAAGTGGTTTCGGCATAGGTTTTGGCTTTGTAGCCACTTGCATTTTGTTGATATTGATAGCGCCTTCGCCAAACGCGTCTGAGCCATGGGATGCCCAATCATGGACTGGCGTAGCCTTAAACTGCTCAAGCTTATCGTTAAACTCACGGCGATAGTTTTGCAATGCTCTGATACCATGCTCGCACTTATCACTATCAAACCAACAATTTTTAAGGAATTGGCGCGTGGCTTCAATCCTATCCTCAACGCCAAGCCTTGCGCCTTTGGTCATTCGATAGCCCAAATTTGCCATTGTCTGTTCACGACTCACGCCACTGGACAAGTCACGCGCTGCAATATCATGCGGTGCAAAGTGTTTATCATAGTGATAACCGTACTGAGCTTTCTTTTCGTCTAAGATACGCGCATAGTGCGACAACGGCTCATCGCTTGCCTCGTAGTAGTCAATTACTCGCACTTCTTTGCCGTAGATTTGGAAGAACCATATTGCGGTTGAGTCAAGAATTCCCAAATCCCATGACGTATAGACAGGTAAGTTTGGATCGTGTGCTACTTTGCAGATGCGGTTATCTTTGCGTATCTGCTCAAATTCGGCTTTATAAATGGCACCGTCTGCGATTTCTTTAGGTCGCCCCAAATAGACATGCTCATAATTATCAAAGTCCTCGTCTCGCATCTGTTCCGCCAATCTGATTAGTTCAGGTGGACAATGCGGATTGTCTGTATAGTTTACTTGCACCACCACAGTATCATCACGCTCCACAGCGATATACTGAGAATAAACCGCATCTTGTGGTAAACGTGGGTTGAGCGACATGATGACCATTGGATTTGGTGTACGAATAACGGTTGGTATTAAAATACCAAGGCTGAAGGCACTAACTGTTTGCGCTTCTTCAATCCATGTGATTGTCGCACCTTCAAACGATTTGATACTATCAACCGTGTGACCAAGCAAGCCAGCAAAACTAAACTCAGTGCCATTGCGCCCACGGATTTCAGTCTCGAGAATCTCGTAAAAACCACCCAAACCCATTGCGGCAATGCGGTCTGATAATAGCTTATGCACCGATTGCTTGATAGACTTTTGCACCTCACGACAACACAAAATGCGGTGCTTGGCAGTTGTGCCAATGATTAGCAAGAAGTCAGCTATTTCCCAAGACTTGCCGCCACCTCGCCCACCGTGGAATACATAAAACAGTTTGCGCAGTTCAGCATGCAGATACAGCGGCTTAAACTTGTCCGATACCTGTATTGCTTGCATTGATAAACTCGATTTTTAAGTTGGGTGACATGCTGCCATCGGATGAAGTGCTGTCAATGGTTTGTTTGTTGGTATAAACACCACCAGTATCTTCAGCTGCTTGTCTTAGGATTTTAAGCGTCATAACCGTGTTGCGTTTATTACGCTCAAGCTGCTGCTGATAATTTTTTAATCGGTAGTATTTATTGGCGATTGGAATATCAATCAATCCATCGTCAAACTTTTGGCGCGTTTCATGAAATAAATCAACAAACTTTTTACTTAAGTTCTTGCCACGCTGCTTCGTCGGGTCATAGGCTGCACACTGTTGTCTATCAATATCAATGCCAAATTCTTGTTTTACAAGGTCTGCAACTTCCTGAGGCGTATCACGACATGCAAGAGCTTGAACTATAAAGATTTTTACAGGCTCTTTTAGGGTTGCCATAACTACCTCTTTGTATCACTACGTATCACAAAGCAGGCAAAAAAAATTTAAGCCAACTTCAATAGACACGTACCACATGCTTGCGCAATATTCGCTTTTGAAACCGTTGGTGCATTGTTTGCCAACTCCGCCATTTTCATTACTGATTCATTCGCTCCATAGCGCTCAACTACGCCAAAGAACTCCTCGACATCATGCCCGCGCAAATAATGCTTAGGCTCACCGGTCGTGTCGCTAAAAAGCATCTCGCCTTCTTCATCACGTTTGACCCCGATATGATAAAGCTCATGCTCAACCAATGCACAAAAATCAATATCACTGGCTTCACTACTGTATTTGGCGTCAAGCGTTATGAGGTAAGTCGGTATAAACCCAAACCAATCTCGCATCTGCTTTTCTTGCCTAGCCTTTTGCCACCCACCTGCTCTGAAAGCGACTCGTTCACATTGCCCCAGAACGAAACGACCACCTTTTGCAAATCCTGACGATGCCCAAAGCACTGCCAAGAATGTTTCATCAAAATAACTTAGGTGCTCATGATCAGGATTGTATAGCTTGCTTTCTTTATCTAAGAAAGTTTGCTCAATCCACTTTTTGACTTCAAATGCTGGCTCAAGCTCGGTGGGCTGAAACTCGGGGTCAATGTTAAGCAAGTGCTCGGGTGGCATTGGTCGGTTCATAGGTCGTAAAACGTGTTGATATAAAAAAGACCTGCAACTGGTTAAGATTGCAAGCCAAGTGACAGACAACAAAAAAGGCGAAAATCTTTCGACTTCGCCTTAGGTATAAATATTTCAAATATAGCATATTATTGACTTTTTCACCCCGTTTCGTCAATAGCTAAATCACACACTTTTATTCTTTGATTCAAGTAATCACAAATGAACTCATGGGCTTCATCCAGTAGTCCGATTATTCTACTATCCCCCGCTCGCTTCCCACTTTCGCCATGAATAATTTTACCCACATGCTTGCCAATTCTACGATAACTCATTCCATATCGATATCGACGATTAACCACACTCATCAACAATCTTGCCTGAGTATAAAACTTCACCTCCCCATTTTCTTCAAGCTTGCCAACCACATACTGCAGTCTTGGACAATCCCAAAGCGCGTTTGTGGCTTGCTGAATAAGCTGATAATAATCCGGTGCTTGTGGCGGGGTAAATACCGTTCGACAATTCTCACTTTGCCGAACATAGCCTTTGGCGTGCATCATAGCCGCATACGTTGGTGAGCCACAGCCAAGGTGAATACTTTCGCTTTCGTCGAACTCACGATAGGCTGCCCAAAGCTTTAGCATCTTCTCAATGTTTTCAGTTGTATAAATCATTTAAATCCCTCGAATCAACTGCGTCAAATTTCCCAAATTCTAACTTCAACACTTCCGCCTTTTACGATATCACCCCGCTTGATTGTGATCTCGTCGAACTGCTCGTCATCAGCATACAAATACGCTTTTTGCATCGCATCAAGCAAACCCTTTAACCGGTTATCAATATCGATCCTTGCCTTGGTTCTTGGGTGTAAAATAAATTCACCTCGGAGCCGTTTGGTGCTGTATGTCGTGCCTGCCTTTTTTGCAATAATTACAGCAACTTCATGCGTGAATTTTTTAGCCTCACTGCTTAAGTGGGTGACGCGCTTGCCATTCCATGTTTTTCCCATACGCCAGTATTTATTGACTGATGGTGGAAAGGGTAACACTTCACTAAAAATTAATTTCTCACTCACTGCTCACTCCCTAAAATTAAATCCCCAAATTCGTGTTTAATTGCCCGTCCATCTAATCGCCATTTCGCCCACTGCGCTGGGTGCAGACTCTCGTTGTGTGGGCTTTTGATGATGCGTCCGCTTATGTACTTGATTGCTTTAAGCTCATTGGTCCTGTTGTCGCGCCAAGTGAGCTCGCCCCGCTTAACCGCACAGACGTAATATCCTGTAGTGGTTAATTTGTGGTTTGGGTGGCTAAGGTGGGTCATTTGCCACCTTCCAAAACCGTTAAAACTGGTGTGCGTCTAGGTGTGTTTTGGCTATTTTTGATTGCCTGCTCTTTCCAAAACTGCTCTTTTCGTTCCCAAAGTTGCTCTTTCCAGTTTTTATCCGTCCAATCACCATCTTTGGTGATATGCTCAAAATCAGCCTTGGTCAGTTCTTCAATATTTAGGATTTCGATGCGGTCAAAAAGTCTAAACGCTTCTTTTGCTGATTCTTCAATGTATGTATGAGAAGGCCTGTATTCTTCTTCATCAAAAAGCAAATCTTCGATGTAAGTTGATGACCATGCCTTGGGGTTGCTCACCCAAGGCATGTATAATTTGATTTTTACTGCAAAATAACGATTGCCTTTGCTCATGCTCTTACCATCCCCCAATCTTGGCTACGCCTGCTTTTTGACGATAGCTTGACCAATCGCATTTAATATGGATTAGGTTTTGCTGAAACCGATCCCATGCACGATCGCCCATGAAGGTTTTAGTTTCTTCGTAGCTTAAATTTGTGGTGATAACCGTTGGTTTTTGTTGATAACGCGCATCAATCAAGCCACCCAATCGGCTACGGTCACTTAATTGATTGCCCGTGGTATCACCGTCACCCAAATCATCAATCACAAGCAAATCAAAACTAGCCAAACGAGCAATAATCATGTTTTGAGTGGGTTTACTCTTATCGCTCCATGATTCTTTGCACTGCTCAACAAATTCTGACGAGCGAATAAACTTGGCTGGGCATAGTGAATTTTTCTTAAACTGACTTTGATACACGGCGCGTGCCAAGGCATTGCTTAACATCGTCTTTCCCGCCCCTGTGCCGCCATAAAACAAAAGGTTTGGCATACCAGTATGAAAATCGGTTGCATATTTTTTGAGATTAGCCAATAACGCTTCTTGACGCGTGCGCTGTGTTTCATCAATTTCCCAAGCGTCAAACCCCTTGGCGTTGATATTGATGCCACAACTTGCCATTCCGCTAAGCATACGTTCGCGGTAAGCTTGTTTTGCTTGGTGCTCATCATCGATGCGTTTTTGTTCAGCTGCACATAAGTCACATCGCTCTGGGAATTCCATGATTTTGCTAAAACTGGTTTCGCCATGGATCGGACATGTTGCAGTAAATTTTTTGAATGAATCACGAAATGCTTGTAGGTCCATTACCAAGCTCCTTGTACTGGCGATGATGTATCAAGTGGTGTAGCCACTAACTGGCCGTCAATAAATTCAAAGTTTGTATTTGGCGCAACGATGCCCGTCTCACCTGGTCGCCATTTTTGATTTACCGCCAATGGATCATTGGTGCTGCCAAAATTTTGTGGCTGTTTCGCCTTGCCCGCTAGTGGTTTTTGAACGTTGCGCATAATCCAATCACGAAGTTTATTTTTTCTAAGTGCTTCGGTGCCGATTGGCTTGCCGATGATGGCTTGATCCGCATAGTAAACTTTAAAGTCTGACGTGAATTGGTTGTACTGCTGCTCAGTCAAGGTGCCCACAAATCCTGCTGAGAACAACATACTGCGAATCTCGTCTAACTTTGGCGCTATCCAGTTTTGAATTTCCAAGGCATTAGCTTGTTTGACTTGCTCAGCCTTAGCCAAGACCTCATCAGCAGTTTCACCCACACAAACACCGCTTTGGGGGTTTGGGGGTGTTTGTGTATTTGGGTTATTGGGTAATGGGTTATGGGTAGATGGGTAGCTTTCGTCTAGGTTATTACTAGGTTTATCTTGGGTTTTTTCTAGGTTTTCGCTAGGTTTTGATTGGCTTTCATCTTGATTACCATTGGCTTTTGTTTCGCTTTGACTTTGCTTTGATGGGCGACCACCTTTCTTACCGTTTTCGCGTGACGCTTCAACGCGGTCAGTCGTATCATTTAAAATAGATTGGCAGTAGTCGCTATAGTAGCCGTCATCGGTCAAGACAAAGAAGTCATCCAAGATGTTTTGCAAGGCTTCTTTTTCAACCTTAGACTTGACGCACAAAAGACGCTCAAGTTTTTTAAGGTTGTCAGTAACTGGCTTCTCGTCTTTGATGTAAAGATCAAGAATGTCACGGAATAAACCGCGCTCGATAATTGATAGATGACGTGTGGCTTTATCAAAATCACCAATGTTGAATTTGTAATAGTGCATCACGTCACCCCTTGCTTATTTATATTTTTCATGATTAAATGTCCTTGTTTGTTGATTGAAACCAAAACCCAAGCGATTGCCGTCGTTTGGGTTTTTTCATGCGCGTCGATACGCATTTACTTTACGTTTACTACCTGATTCGGCACGCATTGGGTCGTTCGTGTGGCGCTCTACCGTAAATACTTCAAGCTCACCGTTAGCCACCATGTTTCGGCAGTAATAAGTTACTGACCGTTGGCATGAGGTATTGCTAATATCAGCAGGTACCACCACGCCATTAGCATTGATACAACGCCAGATCAATGTCGCTACCGATTGCTTGCCGTAGTCTGACCAGATTGCATCTGTTACGATCTTGGCTTTGTTTGGCAGCCTGTTCATACCATTACCGTTTTTTGCCAACCAAGCATCAGTATCAGTGACGGTAAGTTTCGCCTTTTTAGGACGACTTGAATGTCTGGCCAATGGATCATGCTTGCTGTATTTGTCCAGCTCACTCATCACACACCCGCCTTTGGCATAACCACGTCTTTAGCGACAAGCAAACCATTCATCATAAAAACATGGCTATCAGCCTGCTTGTTGTAATGCTCGTCTTGTGGGTCGATGATATGACGAGGCGTTTTTTCGTCAGTCATGATCACTTCATGGCAACATACGCCGTCTGTGTTATTGCAATATTTACAATCATCTGGGTTGAATTTAGCCATTGATATCTCCTATCGAAATAAAATCTGTAAAAACTCTGGGCTTTCTGCCGAGTTCTTTAAAATCTCTTTAAATGCTTCGGCAATGACAGGTGAGCACATCAAGTCATCTTTATCAGATAGTTTGATGCCAAGCACAGCGGTCAAAACGGCAAAAAACTCAATGCGACCTTCGCTTTTGAGTTTTGACATACTGCTTTCACTTGTCCCGACTTTCTCACCCACTTCTTTTTGTCCAATCTCGGAAAGTCGAGTCAATAAAAGCCGTTCGTTCTTTCGTGCGATTTCCTGTAGCTCAGGTGATAATTCACTTATCGGCTTATGGCACATAGGTTGCTCCTAGGCGGTTTCGAGTTGAGCTTGAGGTTTAAACATTTCTTTGATTTCATCAGTTGGGACACCTGAAATTTCAGAAAGTTTTTCAGCGTAATTAGATTCGCCAGTGTATTCAGTGCGTGGCAAAGCATTTTTGTTTGACCACTTATAAACTCCACGCGCAGTAAGATTTAAAGCCTTGGCTACTTTTGATACACCGCCATTTGCTTTCAAAAATTCATGCAATGTTTGTGTTTTCATGAACTGTTAATTCCTTAAATAAGAACATACGGTTCATATTAACAGGAAGTGATTTTTCTTTCAAGAACTTTGATAATGAACAATAGGTTCATAAGGTGATAAAAATGACAGTTGCAGAAAAAGAACGTATTGAATTTGCAGAGCGTTTGAATAAAGTATTGGACGATAAAGGCTATCCAACGCGGGGACGCGCTCAGAAGGTTTTAGCTGAAACTAAATTAAGTATCTCTGATAGAGCTATAAACAAATGGTTAAAAGGTGAATCTATCCCCGACCATAGTAATTTAGCTATTCTTTCTCGACACTATGGTGTTGGATTTGACTGGCTCGCCACTGGCAATGGCGAAATGACCACTAAGCCAGCAATCAGAATGGCGATTGATGACCCTAATTCGATGCCACCTGCCCTACGCGACCATTTGACTGCTGACCATGGCGATGATGAGTTAGATACCGATAATATTGAAGCCATGCTTGAGCGTTATGTGCCAGTGATTAGCTGGGTGGCTGCGGGTGACATGACTCCTGTTCTTTCGACTTGTCTTACCGATGTCATGGAGTGGATACCGCGCCCAAGTCATTTATCCAAGATGGCGTTCGGCTTGGTTATCCGTGGACGCAGTATGATGCCTGAGTTTAAACCTGATGAGATTATTTACGTTGAGCCAGAATTTAACCCCTATTGGTTGCGCGACGGTGACTTGGTAGTTGTATCGTGCGACGGTGACGGTGAGGCGACGTTTAAGCAGCTTGTCATAGGTGAAACTAGCGAAGATATGTACTTAAAGCCACTTAACCCAGAGTGGCATAATCAAGAAATCCGACCTATGCAAGAGTGTCGATTGGTGGGAGTGGTTGATGGGAAATATGTGAGATACAGGAAGCATCACCAATGGAGCTAGATAATTCATATTTTTTAGACAACCATACCAAACCCAAGCCAATACTCACAGGCTGGTCACTCGACCAAGTTGACCCAGACCATTATTTCATTGTTTGGTTTATCTACAATGCTGAGCTGATCACGCCAGCGACCAAAGCTAAGGGTTGGTGTGTTTTTCGGGAAGTTGAGTTGGATTTTTGATATGAACAGATGGATTTGGTTGATTTTGTGGACGTGTGTCGCAGGAATATGGATTGCTGATATTGTCGCTCTTTTTATTGTAAGACCAGCGTTTTTGTCAACGTGGTTAGCGGCTTTGGCTTATGCTTGGGTGCCGTTTAGCTTGGTATATATCGCTCAGTTGGTTGTGACGGGGCGAAAGGTGCCTTTTAGGGTTTAGTTGAGGAATTGAGTTGGATTTTTAGAATCAATTAATGCGACAAAAATTGTCGTTATTTTTTATATAAAGCATTGAATTTATTAATAATTGAGAGCATTATGGCAAAAGAAAAAATTATCATATCAGACGAAGCGCAAGCGGCTCAATTACTTGACCAATTGCTCACTCATCCCGAAAAAGTCGATACTACCAATATCGAAATCAAAGATTGGAAACACTTTACACTTTATTTGCAGGGTGAAAAGTTTGATAATAGTCTCACCCCAACTGTAATGAAAGGCATCATAGAACTGCAGAAAGCTGTTTATGAAGCCTATGCATTGGCAGTTTATAACGATAAAAACACTAATAGATTAAGCCGCCAAGAAAAAAATGCTTTAGAGCTCAAGGTAGTAGTGTATAAAGGAAGCTCTATTGTTGATATTGACATTAATGATGTTTTTAGCAAATTTATTGAAGGCACAGTAGGTAAAATGAGTTCACAACAGGCATTCATCTTGATTTTTGTGGCACTACTGCTATATTTTGGCACATCTGCACTTGGTAAATTTTTAGAACATCGTCAAGCTATTAAGGAAAAAGAACTTGAGGCTGAACAAGCAAAATCTAACCAAGAATCACTAGTAGAAACCGTTAAAAACGTAGTTGAGTCTCATAATAAAAAAGATCAAAAGGTGCTAGAAGTTTTAGAAAAAGCTATTGAGCAAAACCCAAAAGCTCAACAAATTGAACGCATTGCTATTGATACAACCAACGCGATTGTTAGAAGCACTAGAAATGCTGAAACTGCTATTATTAATGACACTGTAGAAATGAGTGGCGAAACCGCAGAGTTTCTTACTAGATCTGTACGTGTTGACTGGCAACCTGTTCGCATCGATGGTAATTATCGTTTATTAAGAGTAAATTCATCCAATACGCGCCAACGGAAAGTTACCATGTTGAATTTAGATAATGGCAAGGAAATAACTGCTACTCTAGAAGATAACACAATAGGCAGTCGTCATTTACAACTTCTTGGTGATGCGGAATGGAATTTACATCCTGCTAAACTTAAAGTAAAAGCTAAAATGAAAGGAGAGCAATTTAAAGATGCTCAAATTATCAGTGTCGAAAGCGTTGATAAATCGGTTGTCTTCGATGACTCTGACGGAGTTGAAGAAGAGTAGGAAATCTCGTTAATAACCCACGCCGGTGGGTTTTTTATTGCCTAAAAATTACCTGGGTTTATGCTAATATGAAAGCTCAAACGCGGAAAAGCCACCCCGCTTGAGAGTGGCTAGGAGAAAGAAATGAGATATTATATTATCAGTTACGACCTAATCGATAATAAAGATTATGAAAAAATCAGAATGGCTATAGATTATGTTTCAATCGATTGGGTTCGTCCTTTGTTATCATTTTTTGTCATTAAGACAAATTGGGAGAGAAAGCCTATTTTCCATCATCTTATCAAGGCCACTGACAAAGATGACAAGATATTTCTAGTCGAGTGCGATATTGACACTTGGCTATCTGTCAATGTCAGTCAGCAAGCCGTTGATAGATTACACACTTGGAGAATGTAATTGCTTTGCGCTATCGCTGCTATTACAACCATAACGCTCACCACTGACTATATACTTCACAATTTCTTGGGCATCATCAATCATTTGCTTGGTATGGTTGGGTTGATAATGTCCAGTATCGATTAAATCACGGACGATTTCTAAGCGAATCTCTGCAGTATTCATCATTTTCACCTTTAGTTACAAAAAAGTATAAAAATATTTTACCACATGACCCGCTTAAATGCGGGTTTTTTATTGCATATCAGTTCATATAAGAACAAATAATTCTTAATATTTTGTAATATTGGTTCTCATATAGATTGACATATAAGAACCATTAGTTCATAATTAATTCATCAACACGATAAGCCGATTATCGCGAAATTCAATTAAAACCTAGGAACCTGTCAAGCCGTGCAGAGAACGGCAACCAAATTTCACCCAACAAAAAAGCCCTTTAGACGTCGAAATCAGAAAGGGCTTTACTCAAAAAGGAGCAATCAAATTATGGCACAACTAGACTTTTTAAAGCAAGCACTTCGCTTAGATAGCGAAGCTGATCAAGAAATTGAAATCAGTAGCAGCCAAGCAAAAGGTATTGTTTACCTAGCAATCGGTGATGATGGCGCATGGATTGGCTTTAACTTTAGCGCTGAGGTTGAGCATCCGTATGAATCAATCTGCCGCGGTCACTGGTACAGCCGCGTTTATGATTACAGCAAGGTTGAAAGCGTTTCAGCCCTCAAAGTCACTTATGCAGATAGCTATGACTGCGATGTTTTTAACTACGCGGCACGCATTGAAGAAATCAAATCAATCATCACGCGATTTATCGAGAGCGCAGAGATTGAGACCGACCAACACGACGCAGCTTAAGGAGCCAACGATGAAACTGTTTGAAATCACTTGGGTGAGCAATGCTTGCCCTATCCCGATGACCGAATTAGTCGAAGGCGCTACCAAGATGGAAGCCCGTGGACACATCGTCAGACGTGAAGTTAACCGCGGCGCTCCACGGTTTTTAGAAGTGCTGCAAATGAGTGAAGCCGATGCCGACCAAAAAGGCTATCAGCTTTATCCAGTCGCGGGGTGAGCATGAAAATTAACCCCCTTAAAGCATGGCTGCCAGTGTTAAAACTGGTGGCCATCGTTATTGCTTTAATCTTTGTGATTATCGCTGTTTATTCAATCCCAAGCCGGTTAGACGCGCAAGCCAAAGCCGAAGCCGATTATATCGAAAACTACAAGGCTGAGCTAAAAGCCGAGCAAAATAAGGATTAATCCATGACCAATTTAGCAATCCAAACCACTGCCAAGCAAGCCTTGGCAATCCCCACCAAAGACCTAAGCCGCGAAGATTGGCTACGCTTACGCCAAAGCGGTATTGGCGGTAGCGATATCTCAGCCATCATGGGCTTTAACCCATACAGAACCGCGTATGACCTATATCACGACAAAATCAATGACGTGGTAGCAGATGCTCAAAGCGATGCGGCTTATTGGGGCACAATCCTTGAGGACGTAGTAGCCAAAGAATACGCCCTGCGTAATGACTGCAAGGTGCAAAAGGTCAATTACATGATCCGTCACCCCGAGTTTGATTTTGCCCTAGCCAACATTGACCGCGCTGTCATCAACCCATCAATCAGCGGCAACGTGCGACTCAAAGACGGCAAGTTGACCACCAACAAATTGCTCGAAGTCAAAACCGCATCCGAGTACATGAAGAATGTCTGGGGCGATGAAGCATCCGACCAAGTGCCAGATAACTATAACCTGCAGTGTCAATGGTACATGGGCATTACTGGCGTCGATGAATGCGACCTTGCCTTGCTACTTGGGGGCAACAAATACCGCCAGTACAACATCAAATTCGATGCCGAATTGTTTGAAATCATGATTGATGAAGCTCAAAACTTCTGGGTCAATCATGTATTGGCGAGGGTTGAGCCAACGCCCACTACCCTTGCCAATGCCAAGCAAAAATACGCAACGTCAACTCCAGATAGCACGCTTGATTTAGCGTTTAACGATGATGACAACATCGCCATCATTGACCGCTATGTTGAGCTAAAAGACCAAGAAAAGCTTGTCAAATCCGCCCTTGAGTTAGCTCAAGTCGAGTTAATCAACCTGATTGGCTTTAACGAAGCGTTGGCAGTTGATGGCGAACTGGTCGTGACCTACAAATCACAGAAAGGCAAAACCACGTTTGACTATAAAGGCTGTCTTAAAGCCTACCCCGAACTGGCAAAACAATTTGCCGAATTTACCAAGACTGGTGAACCAACCCGCAACCTAAAAATCAAATAAGGAAAACACTATGAACGATTTAACCACCCCAAACCCAATCACCGCGCCAGCCACAGCAGACGCATTTAGTCCGATGCAAATCGCGCTTGATGACACCCTGTTTGGTCAATGCCACCGCCTAGCGCAAATCATGGCAAGCGGTGCGTGTACCGTGCCTAAGCATTTGCAGGGCAATGTTGGCGACTGTTTTGCCATCGTCGGTCAAGCATTGCGCTGGGGCTTTGACCCCTATGCAGTTGCGCAAAAAACCCATTTGGTTAATGGCGTATTGGGCTATGAAGCGCAGCTAATTATCGCTGTCATCAATGGCAAAGCCCCTATCGTTGGTCGCTTGAAGTTTGAATATTATGGCGACTGGTCAAAAGTCAAAACCAAGACTGATAGCCCTGCAGATGTAGGCGTCAAGGTATCAGCAACCATGCGCAGTGATGACGAGCCGACGGTCCTTGACCTGTCAATGGCACAGGTTGGCACGGTGCGTAACTCACCACTTTGGACGGCTGACCCACGCCAGCAACTTGCCTACCTTGCTGCGAAGCGTTGGGCACGTCTCTACTGCCCGGATGTTGTCTTAGGCTTATATAGCGAAGATGAATTGCAAGACCGCAACGCACAGCCGAAAGATGTAACCCCTACGCCAACCAAAAACGGCGGCACCGCGTCAATCAAAGACCGCATCAAAGCTAAAAAGGCTGAGCCAGTGATGGAAGCGCAAGCGGCTGAATGCTTTGACATTGAACCAAAGGTCAAAGAAATCCAATCAGCCACCACGCTTGATGAATTGATGGGATTGGGGAAAGACATTGCCCAAATCAAAGCCACTGAGAACCTATGTGGTGATGACTTGTCAATCTTGCAAAACACTTGGGCTGAGCAACGCGCATCTATCATCTATAACGAGCTGCTAAATGACATCAATCAGTCAACGGCAGACGATGCCCAAGAAATGCGTCAACGTATTTATGGTGCCAAAGACAAGCTAGGTGATGAGCGCGTGCAAGAGCTTAACGAAATCCTTGAAACCGTTATCAACCAAGCCACTGAATAACTAAAAACGTGCCACTGGCAACGGTGGCATTTACTATTTATCAATAAGCGAGCGAATTATGAAACTAGACAAAAGCTACAAAGTACGCGTTACTCCAGAGCAGAGCCGTAAAATTCAAGAGTTGGTGTTTAAGTTAGGTGGAAGCTTGCAAAGTGGTGATACTTTCGTCAAAGAAACTCATTTAGAGCGTTTGTATGTTAGTAAGTGTTTAAAAATGTCTTTTGGTTTGACTGAGCATGGATGGAGTTATCAAGAGGGTGCAACAATCCAAGCAGATGACCTAATCACCCTACTCACCGACTTGCTGAAATCAGCAGAAAGCCCACTGGAAAATATTGAGCTAACACCTGAGTTTGAGGCGTTGCCGGACGAGTTAAAGTCTAGTCAAACACCAATCACAAGCTTTAGCTTTATTGATGTTCTCAAAAAGTCTGCCCAAAGCATCTTGACTCAAGACAATGCGGCAACTGCTAACCCTGCCTACTGTGTCAAAGAAAGAAAAAAAGTGTTTGGCGTTGACAAAGATTACGAAAACGATGGATATGACTGGGCTTGTTTGGCAGACCAAGAATCGTGGTCAGATGGTGATGCTTTCCACGACGCTTTAGACACTTTTGCCAATGACTTAGGTGAAGATGAGATTACCATTAACGGCAGTGAGTACGAAAAAGTCTATTATCGGTTTCAAGAACGCACAGTAACAACATGCTTTACTCGTGAGCAGGCTCAACGGTATATCGACGAGAATCGCCACAATCTCAAAAACCCGTTTATTTACGTCGAGTCATTTAACCGCAACCCAGAAATGCTTGCTGTGCGTGAATTACTGATTTGCCTAGCTGAAAATCCAACCATGTTTGATGCTGTGATGGTAACAGAAGGTAGCATCGATGAATAAAAACCGCCAGCGACGCCACCGTTTTTACTACGATAAGTTGAAGCGCGAAATAAAGTTTAAAGAGGCAGTCAAAGCGCTGCCTATGCCGCCCATTAAAATGGATAAAAGGATAAGGAGAAAGCCGTGAGCAATAAACCCACCAAAGCCGAAATCCTAGCGAACATCGCATGGATTTATAACGGTAACCACTATGAGAACCGTGAGTATATTGGCGTTGCGGTCGATGGCTACTTTGTCACTTGCAACATGCTTGGCGAAGTCATTGAGCCAATTGACTATCACAATATTGTTATCCCTTATCATGACGAAAAAGAGGCATTTTACAAAATGCTTGAGAAAAGCCCGAAAAAATATCTTGGTAAGTATTTTGCGGACTATCACCACAAGCATATAGTTAGTGGTTACAGCACCATGTATCACAGAACGGTATTTCGTGGCACGTATTACCAAGAGAGATTGCTTCTCAAAATCCTTAACATGGGATTTGAACCGTACGGAATCTATGGCGAAGAATGTCGCATGGATGACCGTAATATACGTTGGAACCCACCTGAGATGCGATATGTAGGCATGATGAAGCATTGCAAGACTGGCCTTTTCATCGGCGTAGCAATACCAGGTTACATGCTTTTAGATAACTTGTACGAAAAATACTATTTTCATTTAACCCCAAAACCACTTGGTTTTATTGGCAGTGAAGGAAGTTTTGGCTTTCAAGCTGCTTTGGATGTTAATGGAATTGACTACTCGCCTGATGTCTTGTTGCCACCAGTTAGCAAAACAAAAGTTATTGATGAGGCGAAGCCATTACCAAAACCTAAAAAGCAAATCGATGATAACCAACCTGACCTATTTGGAGAAGTGGCATGAACCAACTCATATCAAAAGTGCTAATGCAGCCGAAACCGGACGCGACTGAGCGTCCATTGACACTGGTTGAGAAGTTAGAGCAAGAAATCGAAAGCCTAGAAAATTCTTTTGAGCAGTTTGCAATCGTAGATGATGAAATCGCCATGGTACATACCGCTACTATTGCAGGTTTAAAAATGGCTATCGCTATCGTTAAACAGCACAGCGATTGGATATCAGCCGATGAGCGATTGCCCGATAAAGATGGTAAATATTTAGTTTACTGTGTGGGCAGTAGAGAACTTACAAAGGATAGAAAAGAGTTATCTATTATGAGATTTAATCAAAAAACAAAAGGCAGTTGGTTTGCCTTAAGTCCTTTGTTTAAAGTTATTTACTGGCAACAAATTCAACCACCAAGCGAGGTGCAAGATGATTGACATGACAATCACAGCCCAAGAATTTCAAAAGCTCATCATCGAATCGGTGCGCTATACGTTAGGTCGCAGAAGTTATGTCGTGGAAGAAACTAACGAACTTGTCCGCAAATATCTACCAAAAATCGACAACAACACACTAGGCGTATTGATACGAGATATCGAGATTGAAGCTGATAGAGATATGCTAGGCATGGATTTTGATAAAAAAATGTGGCTTGCCCTGCTAGATACTTTAAAAAATGAACGTGATAGAAGGAAGGCGCAAGATGACTAGAATTGCAAAACTATGCCTTGCTCACATGATTGCTATTCAGATTGCAAATAAAAACAGCTATTTCAATCAAACATGGTTAAAGGATGTGAGCCACTTTATACCGCCACACAATGCTAAAAACAACAAGAAAACCAAGGGGAAAAAGAAGTGAATCAAGAAACTATCAATGTTTTAGTCGAGCGTGGAATTAGATGCACACAAATTTTACCAATGATGTTTCATAATCTCGGTGGTTATTCTAATGAAATCTCAGAAGTGATTTTTTACCAAGCTGATTTTGATGATATCGCAACCCAGCTTGGTTTTACTGACGAAGAAAAAGAAGTAGACAATGATGATTGGTTGGATGAAATTTTAGCTGAAAAGCGTTTAAGTGGTTATCTCTGCAAGCTTCAAATGCAAATGCGTAATTCATGGGGTGCAACTTGGAATAAATGGTGTTACGTAGATGATTTAAATGAATTATCAGATAAAGCCATTGAGTTTTTTCAAAAGAGAAGCGATTGATAGGGAGTGAATGATGATTAAAGTAATACATGATGACTTGTACTACACGCAAGCCGATGTAATGCAAATATTTAAAATTGACAGCCCTAGTACGCTATGGCGGTGGGTGAAAAAGGGTTTATTTCCAAAAGCTGATGTAAACCCAAATACTAAAGGCAAAAAGTGGCTAGGCAAAACTATCAAACAACATCAAAACAAGGCGGCTTAGGTCGCCTTTTTTATTTCGTCAAGATAATCAGCCCATGCTTGCATCATTTCTGTGCGCTCATCAATAAAGGTAGTGCGATTGTATGCCCTGCCGTGCATATCGCGCACCCGATGACCTAGTTGCATTTCAACTAATTGCTCGTCATACTTTAGCTTTTCAACAAGCAAAGTTCTAGCAGTTGCCCTAAAACCGTGTATGGTATGCTCGTCACTGGTATAGCCAAGCCGCATCAACGCCTGACGCATCGTATTTTCACTCATCGGTTTTAATACGGTATGAACGGCAGGGAATATGTACTTAGACTTGTGGCGGGTTACTGGTTCAATTTCCTTCAATAAGTTAAAAGCCTGATTAGATAGCGGCACAACTAGGCTGATACCTGTGATTTGTCGTGTCTTTCTCGGTGTAAACTTAAATTGTCTTTCGTCAAAGTCAATATCCGACCATTGAGCAAAGCGAAGTTCCCCAGGGCGTACGAAAATATAAGGCATGAGTTTTAGTGCGATTTGCGTTTCAAGATAGCCGTTATAAGTATCAATACCCTTTAATAGCTTTCCTAGTTCTACAGGGTCAATGATAGCTGCATGATGACTAGCTTTTGGTGTGATGATAGCACCGCGCAAATCTTGCGTCACATCGCGCTCACAGTAGCTACAAGCCACCGCATAGCGCATGACTTGACCCACTACCGAGCGTATCTTTAGGGCTTGCTCATAATTGCCTTTCTTTTCTTCAAGGCGGCATACGTCTAGCACATCAATGGCTTTAACTTCGCTAATTGGCTTTTTGCCAAATTTAGCACTGGCGTAGCTTAGGTAACGCTGATTATTAATCTTAGTTGTCTCTGCCCAAGTGAGTGATTTTTTCTCGATGTACTCTAAGGCAACCGCTTCAAAGATAGACTTTTGAGCAAGTATCGCTTCACGCGCCAATTCTTTTTTATGCTCTAATGGGTCAATGCTTTTTGCTAGCATTGTCCTAAGTTCACTGTGCATATTTCGCGCATCAACTAGCGATAAATCGGGATAAGCACCCAGCGAATAAGTAGCGCGTTTTTTGGTGAGTGGTCGAGCGTAGTCATAACGCCATAGCTTACTACCGCTTGTTTTAACGAGTAAGTATAAGCCGCGCCCATCGGTGACTTTGTAATCTTTTTCTTTTGGCTGTAACGCCTTGATTTTGGCTAAAGTGAGCATTTTACGGTATCAAAAATGCGGTATTTTGATAATACCGCTTAAACTAGTGTGGTTTGGTTGCAATAAGTTAAAACGCATTGAAATGAATTGCAATGATAAAGCTAGATTTTAAGCGACTTATGCAATGTATTGCAATATAATGCACACTATTAAAACGTTGATGTGGTACGCCCAGCGGGACTTGAACCCACGTCGGTCGCTTAGGAGGCAACTGCTCTATCCAGTTAAGCTATAGGCGTAAAGGTCTGCT